TAATTATGCGAATATATCGTATAATGCTTGCAGAAGAAGATTTGCCTACAAGTGAAAGAAGTAAATTTTATAATAATAAATCATATACAGATAAAGTTTACAATAAAGCTATAGATGATATGATAAATGATAAAGATAGATAATGGCTTTTAAACTTAAAGACTTTTCAGCGCTTGTCGGTATTGACAAAGAAACATCGACGTATGATACACCTGTTTTTGTTAAAGATTTAGAGGAAGGTGTGCTGGGCGAAGCAAATAATGATGGCACTATTTATATAGACAAATCTCTTCAAGGGGAGCACAAACAAAAAGTGGTTAATCATGAAAAAAAGCACCGCGAGCAAATGCTGCAAAACAAACTGTACTATGATGATAACATAGTAACATGGAAAAAAGATACGAAGTCGCCGACCAGGGTTTATGTAAGAGATCAAGGTGATATTGTAAATCCTGCAACAGGCAAAAGAGATATTGAAGGCGGAAACTTTGAATGGGAAAAAGAGGCAGATAAACTGTCATAATAACAACTAACTATGAGTAGATATACACCAAATCCGATAACATCTAAAGTAAAAAGAGCTCCGTTTAAACAAACGGCTAAGAGCTACGGAAGTTTAGAAGGAAGTGACCAAACGGAAATTAAAGACCCAGATGTAAAATCAGAAACTGTCACTTGTGATCAAGCTGTTGCCGCTGGTGCGTATAAAACTAAAAAAGAATGTTTAGACGCAGTATACGAAAGAACAGGCAGCTATAATCCTACCGCAGAAGGCATAGAGGATAACACTACAAAGACAGAGACTTGCCCCGAAGGGTTTACTAAAAATGCCGCTGGCCAATGTGAAAAAACAACCGAGGGAGAAGGCATAGAATATGATACTAATATTCAAACCAAGACAACTGGGACAATGCTACAGCCGTGGCAAGTACGCCGCCAACTTAGATCTCAAACAAGAGCAAATCGCCAAATAAATAAGTATGAGCGAAAGATGGGTAAATATGGGTCATTCGACATGGACGGCAATTTTACCGCTAACTCTAATCTTTCCGAAAGAGATATGCGCAAACTTCGCCAATACACTAGAGGACTTGCGTCGGCTAAAGAAATGGAACAAAATGTTTCGCAAGGAATCGATTTTGGTAAAAAAGCTGGGCAAAGTTTTTTTAGCGGTACAAGAGATGTTCAGATAGGTGAACGAACTCCCGAGGAGCAACTAGAGCAGTCTAAGCAAGAGGCTTTAAAACTTAAAAGAGCAAGAGAAAATGCTGCTCAAAATGATATTGTAACAAGCTCAACCGGTACATCCGGAACATCAGATCCAGTAGATGTTGAAATGCCAGAGCCAATTACTCTAACTGGCAACAGATCTGCAGACGCAACGGAACTTAACCAGTCTATGGAGGATTATTACAAGCAAATGGGTGGATCCCCAAAGCCTAGCCCCGCGGGATATGTAATGTCCCCTACTAAAGTCTTGCAAAATGGATCAAAGGTGCGCAAGGCTGGCGCATTAAAGAAAAACTATTTTAAAAAATAAATTATGCCTTATACTCCAGAACCTAAAGACGCTGCGTTTAAAAAATTACGCAAGACAACAAAAGGAAAAGGCAGACATTTTTTAACTGCCAAAGAAGGCGCTGGTATGACAGCTGCCGGAAGAAGAGCATACAATAAAGAAACAGGCGGTAACCTTAAAGCTCCACAACCAGGTGGCGGTAAAAGACGTACATCTTATTGTGCCAGATCAAAAGGCCAAATGAAGCAACACGGAATAAACTGCTCAAAAACACCAAAGAAAAGAATTTGCGCAGCACGTCGCAGATGGAAATGTTAGTATTATGGAATCACAAGGACTCGGAGACACTATAGAAAAATTTACCAAAGCTACTGGAATTAAAAAATTAGCTGATAAAATACCCGGCGGTTGCGGATGCAATAAACGTCGCGAAGCATTAAACAAAATTTTCCCATATAAAAAACAATAATCATGGCATACGATAAGAAAGGCGGATGTGTACCAATTACCGCTAAAATTCAAAAAGGAACGCAAGGCGGTGTTACACAGCCAATTTTAAATGTTGGAACCGTTGCTAAAGAAATACAAAGCAAAGAGCACAAAAACAAATTAGTTGAAGGGGCTAGTAACCCTGCGTTTGCAGCAGCTATTCAACAACAAGAAGTAAAAGGTGAGAAAGCTCCGGTTAAAGATTACCAAAAAGGATATTACGGCGAATAATGAAAAAACTTTTAAGTCTTTTATCAGGCGGTTTAATTAAAGACGTAGGTAATGTAATAGATAAACTTACAACTACAGACGAAGAAAGATTAGCTGCTAAGCAAAAGATTCAAGAGTTACTTGAAAAAGCAGATCAAGATGCGCAAACACAAGTTACCGAGCGATGGAAACTTGATATGCAATCTGATTCATTTTTATCTAAAAATATTCGGCCATTAGTCCTTATATACTTAACAGTTATATTTACAGTATTGGCATTTTTTGATGGCAATATCGGCGGGTTTCAAGTTGACGAAGCTTATATACCTATATTTCAATCATTATTAATTACAGTGTACGGTGCTTATTTTGTAGGGCGTACTTGGGAAAAAACAAAAAAATCTAAAGAATAATAATTATGGGACAATTTTTTAATCAACCTGATTTTGGAACAGAAGCATTTCCTGTTACAATTGGAACAACTAATGTTAATCAATGTGCATTATACATGGGTGTTGGCGGTAACATTGAGGTTAAGCTAGTTGGTTCAAGACAAACAGCGGTGGTGTTTAAGAACATACCTAATGGTAGCTTTTTGCCATGCATCGTTTCTGAAATTGTAGCTGGCGCAAACACAACTGTTTCTGAGGTTATAGCTATTAAGTAATGAATTGGGGCGCTATATTAAATGGCATTTGGTGGTGGGACGACCGCGGAGGTGAAGGCTTACAATGCGGTATAGCTGTCGCTGCTGGCGGTGACGGCGTGTCTGATTATCAAATCAACTTAGACCCTGGTGGTGGATTAATAACTTTAGCTTGTCAACCGCAATCTGTTGTTGATAAGTTTGAAATTATTCACGGTTTAGCCGGAGGCACTAAGGTTGGAACAAGTGCAATGACAGGCGCTGTTACGGGCCCTTTTGATAATGTATATGGCACCGAGCCAACAAATATAGTTCCTACAGCAGCTCAAGCCGGAGCGGTAGATCAATTTATTGGGAATAATTCAGGTAACGTGCCAACAAGGCAGGCAGATTTTACTGCAGCAACAGGGTACTCTGTGCCTAATATGACAATGACCGATTTAAACGGGTTAACAATTGCATATCAACAATTAGTTTGGTGGCAATATTCTGCGTCAGATTACCAAACAAATTCAATTGCTACAGTTAGGGTAACCGGTATAAATAACACGCAATGGAATATGCTGCGTATATGCTGCCCTGACGGATTTTGTTCTTAATGATTATGCGTAATACATAATATATACATATTAATTAAATTAAATACAATGAGTAAAAAAATAGAAAAACAAGAATTAGAATCTTTACAAGAAAAAGTAAATAAAATTAATTCATTACAAGTTCAAATTGGCGGGCTAGAAGCTCAAAAGCATGAGCTATTGCATGCCATTAGCACCGCTAATACAGAGTTGGGTGTTATTCAAAGTGAGCTTTCAGAAAAATACGGTGATGTATCTGTTGATATGAAAACCGGTGAAATTAAGCAAAATGAGCCTAATAAGAAAGATTAGTATAGGCAGAGACTATAAAAATGACGCCATGCACTATTCTGTTGGTCAGGAAGTGTATGGTGGTCATATTATAGATAGTATAATAGAAGAAGATAATAAGTACTCTATTTATATTATAAAAAACAATGAAATTCTGCCTTGGAAGGATTTTAATAAAAATATGGCTATTGCCACTGAATTTGACTTAGAATATTAATGAAAAGCATTTTTGATTTTATTGTAAGGCCAAAAAACTCTAGAACAACTAATAAAAAGCTAATACAAGATAAAGAGCTTATACTTAATACAGAATTACAAAATCATAATTACGTAAGTAGAGTCGGAATTGTTATAGCTACCCCAGCAGAAAATAATACTGAAATTGAAGTTGGCGATGAGGTTATTGTTCACCATAATGTTTTTCGTAGGTTTAGGGATATAAGGGGTGACGAAAAAAATTCTAAGTCATTTTTTAAAGAAGATATGTTTTTTGTTTCGCCTGATCAAATATATGCGTACAGAAGAATAGTCGAATGGAATGCTTGTAAGGGTTATAACTTTGTTAAACCAATTAAAGAAAACAAAATGTTTTCAACAGATTTTGAAAAGCCTTGCGTTGGTGTTTTAAAATTTAAAGATAAATATTTAACAAACGTAAGCAAAGGCGACTTAGTTGGCTATACGCCTGGAAGTGAATATGAGTTTATAATAAACCAAGAGAAGCTTTACAGAGTGCCAACAGAAAAAATTACAATTAAATATGAATATCAAGGAGACGAAGCAGAATATAATCCGGGCTGGCTACAAAGCAGTTGATGAGCTTATACACGTTGCGGAGGAAAAAATTATTACAAATACTGAAGACGACGTTTCTGCGGATAGACTTAAAAATGCAGCGGCTACAAAAAAGCTAGCAATATTTGATGCGTTTGAAATATTAAATAGAATAGAAGAAGAAAAAGCAATACTTCTTAATAAGCCAAAAGAAGATAAAAAAGAAGCTTTTAAAGGTTTTGCCGAAAAAAGATCTAGGTAATGTATGAGCAAACATTATATAGCGTTATAACGCCTATAAAACAAAATACAATATCTAGACTAAATAAATCTAAGAAATGGACTTATGGGTATAATAAAGAACACGATGTTGTTGTTATATCAAAGACCGGGCAGATAGGCGAAATATATAACATTCAAAATCTTAAAATAGCTTTACCTAAAACGCCTAAAAAAATTAATAACCATTCCGACAAATGGATGGTTTCAGAATATCCTAAAGAATTAAAGCGTATAAAAAGCATATTTGACTGGCGAGATATGTCAGAAGAATTCAAAGAAACTTGGGAACCATATATAGATGAAGAATTTAAAAGACGTGAAGAAGGTTATTGGTTCAGTAATAAAAGTGTGGCTACTTATATTACTGGCACTCATTACATGTACCTGCAGTGGTCTAAAATTGACGTTGGGAACCCTGAATTCCGAGAAGCAAATAGGCTATTCTTTATATTCTGGGAAGCATGTAAAGCAGATACCAGGAGTTATGGAATGTGCTATCTCAAAAACCGACGCTCTGGTTTTTCTTTCATGGCATCAGGAGAAACCGTTAATATGGCGACAATATCAAGCGATTCACGGTTTGGAATATTGTCCAAATCTGGATCCGACGCTAAAAAAATGTTCACAGATAAAGTTGTACCTATATCCGTTAACTACCCATTCTTTTTCAAGCCTATACAAGACGGTATGGACCGTCCAAAAACAGAGCTTGCATATAGAATACCCGCCGCAAGACTTACGCGAAAGTCAATCCAAAACACGGAGAGGGGCGAAGAGCTTGAAGGTCTCGACACAACAATCGACTGGAAGAACACAGGTGATAACTCGTACGATGGGGAGAAACTAAAGTTACTAGTTCATGATGAATCCGGTAAATGGGAAAGACCGGATAACATATTAAATAACTGGCGTGTCACTAAAACAACATTAAGATTAGGCTCACGTATTATTGGTAAATGTATGATGGGCTCAACTAGTAATGCGCTGGACAAAGGTGGTGATAACTTTAAAAAACTTTATAATGACTCAGACGTTACAAGAAGAAACCGCAATGGACAAACTAAGTCAGGATTATATTCTTTGTTCATACCTATGGAATGGAATTACGAGGGATTCATTGATTCTTATGGGATGCCTGTCTTCAATACCCCACAGGAGGATTGTATTGGACCATATGGAGACATTATCGACGTCGGAGTTATTGAGCATTGGAATAATGAGGTAGATGGTTTAAAAGGCGACCAGGACGCTTTAAATGAGTTTTATAGACAGTTTCCGCGTACAGAGGAACATGCGTTTAGAGACGAAACAAAAAATAGTATATTTAATTTAGTTAAATTATACGAACAAATAGATTATAACGAAGATTTAAGAAATTCAAGTGTTATAACAACCGGCAGCTTTAGTTGGGAAAATGGAGTAAAAGATACAAAAGTTAGATTTACCCCAAACCCTAATGGTAGATTTAAAATATCTTGGGTCCCAAATGCTGACACTCAAAATAATCAAATAATAAAGAATGGCATCAAATATCCTGGCAACGAACATATGGGCGCTTTTGGATGTGATAGCTATGATATATCAGGAACTGTTGACGGCAGAGGTTCTAAAGGATCTTTACACGGTTTAACTAAGTTTAGTATGGAAGATGCCCCGCCTAATACATTTTTTCTTGAATATATTGCTAGGCCACAAACGGCCGAAATGTTTTTTGAGGAGGTGCTTATGGCATTAATATTTTATGGCATGCCACTACTTGCAGAGAATAACAAACCCAGACTTCTTTATTATTTAAAAAGAAGAGGCTACAGAGGCTACTCAATGAATAGACCAGACAAAATTTGGAATAAATTATCAGTAGCAGAAAAAGAAATAGGCGGCATACCAAACTCGTCTGAAGATATTAAGCAAGCGCACGCTGCGGCAATAGAGTCTTATATAGATAAATATGTTGGCGTTAGAAGCGATGGGGAATACGGAAATATGTATTTTAATAATACATTAAACGACTGGGCTAAATTTGATATAAACAAAAGAACAAAGTTTGATGCAGCTATAAGTTCAGGTTTGGCTATTATGGCTTGCAATAAAAACTTATATAGACCAGTACCTCAAATGCAAAAACAAAAACTAAATTTAAAAATAGCTAAATACACCAATACAGGTGCGCTTTCAAAATTAATAGAAAAATAAAAATATGGCTGAGTCAGTTGTAACAAATTATTTTCCAAGCCAAATAGCTAGTGATCAAGAGAAAATGTCTTTAGAATATGGGACATCAGTTGGGCGCGCTATAGAGAACGAATGGTTTAAATCCACTAATGGTATTGGTAGATTTAAAAGTAATCAAAATTCATTTCATGCATTAAGATTATATTCTCGCGGGGAGCAGGGTATACAAAAATATAAAGACGAATTGTCTATTAATGGTGATTTATCTTATTTAAATTTAGACTGGAAACCGGTGCCCATTATACCAAAGTTTGTAGATATTGTGGTTAACGGTATATCAGAAAGAATGTTTGACATTAGAGCATACTCGCAAGATCCGTACGGCGTTGAAAAACGAACAATGTACATGGAGTCGATCATTCGAGACATGCAAACAAAAGAGCTTAATGAATTTGTGGCTGGTGAATTTGGCGTAAATCTTTTTGAAAATAACCCAGAAACATTACCAAAAAATAAAGAAGAGTTAGAACTTCATATGCAGCTTAGTTATAAGCAGCAAGTTGAAATAGCAGAAGAGCAAGCTTTAAATGTTTTATTAGAAGGTAATAGATATGAGCTTACTAAAAAAAGATGCGTGTATGATTTAGCAACAATCGGTATTGCTGCAGTTAAGAATACATTTTCAAAAGCAGAAGGCGTAAAAATTGATTATGTTGACCCTGCTAATTTAATTTGGTCATACACAGAATCGCCTTATTTTGATGACATATATTATGCTGGAGAAATTAAAAGTGTGCATTTAAATGAATTAAAAAAGGAATTTCCGTTTTTAACCAATGAAGACTTAGAAGAAATATCAGCGCAATCTTATAGCAATAATGGCTTTTACGACAGAACACTTTCAAATTATGATGAAGACGATTCTAATACAGTTCAAATATTGTATTTTAATTATAAAACTTTTGCTAATGAAGTTTATAAAGTAAAAGAAACAGCAACTGGAGCGGCTAAAATTATACCAAAAGACGATCAATTTAATCCTCCAGATCAAATTATGGCTGAATATGGCATAGCTAAATTGTCACAGTCATTAGAGGTTTTATATGAAGGAGTCAAAGTTTTAGGCGGCAGAATGCTTAAATGGGAGCTTGCTACAAACATGATAAGACCCAAAAGTGATTATACAAAAGTAAAAATGAATTACAGTATAGTCGCCCCTAGAATGTATAAAGGTAGAATTGAAAGTTTAGTTAGTAGAATAACAGGCTTTGCAGATATGATTCAGCTTACACATTTAAAACTACAACAGGTAATGTCAAGAATGGTGCCAGATGGTGTTTATCTTGATGCTGATGGGTTAGCTGAAATTGATTTGGGTAATGGAACAAATTACAATCCGCAAGAAGCGCTAAACATGTTTTTCCAAACTGGCTCTGTAATTGGCCGATCATTTACGCAAGAAGGCGATATGAATCCGGGCAAAGTGCCTATTCAGGAAATAACAAGCGGCTCTGGCGGTAATAAGCTGGGTGCATTAATAAATACTTACAACTATTATTTGCAAATGATTCGTGATGTGACGGGATTAAATGAAGCTCGCGACGGATCAACACCTGATGCAAGAGCCTTGGTTGGTGTTCAAAAGCTTGCAGCCGCAAACAGCAACACAGCAACACGCCACATATTGCAATCAAGTTTGTTTTTAACTGCAGATCTGTGCGAAGGGTTGTCATTAAGAATATCAGATATATTAGAGTACTCACCAACAAGAGAAGCTTTTATACACAAAATAGGTAATCAAAATGTAAGCGTTCTTGACGAAATGGGGGATTTGTATTTATATGATTTTGGTATATTTATAGACCTCCAACCAGACGAAGAGGAAAAAGCTATACTTGAAAATAACATACAGGTTGCTGTTCAAGGCGGATTAATAGATTTATCTGACGCTATTGATTTACGGGAAATTAAAAACATAAAATTAGCTAATCAATTATTAAAAGTTAGACGAGAAGCTAAATTAAAGAAGGATCAGCAAATGCAGCAAGAGAATATTAAAGCTCAAGCTGATGCAAATGCACAATCGCAACAAGTTGCCGCGCAAGCAGAAGTACAAAAGCAACAGGCGATTACGCAACAAAAAATTGCTTTAGAAAAAGAAAAAGCAAATTTAGATACAATGAAGCTACAGCAAGAAGCCCAACTTAAAAAAGAGTTAATGGGTCTGGAGTTTCAATATAACATACAGCTTAGAAACTTAGATTCTGCAGGAAAACAAAATGATATGCAGGCCAAAGAAGATAGAAAAGACGAAAGAACTAAGATTCAAGCATCACAACAAAGCCAGTTGATTGAGCAGAGAAAAAACAATACTCCTCCAACAGACTTTGAATCCTCGGGAAATGATATACTTAGCGGGGATTTTAGCTTAGGTTCTTTCGAGCCTAAGTAATAATAATAGTAAATAATTATATAATATTTTATCATGTCACAAGAATTAGAACAAGAGGTTGTTGATACAGCAACCGAAGAACAAGCAGTTGAAGAAGTTCAACCGCAAGAAACGCCAGCTGAGCCATCACCTGTATCTTATGAAGATGGTATGGTTAAAGTAAATTTGGCAGAACTAAATAAACCAGAAGAAAATGCCGTTCAAGAGCAAAGCGCAGATGACAGCGATGCTGTTGTCGGAGAACCCGAAAACACGAGCGACAGCCAAGAAGTGGTTGAAGAAGTACGGGACACCGAAGAAGAAAAAGTAGTATTACAGGAAATTACAGAAGAAGAAGTTGAAGAGCAAGCTGAAAATTTGCAAGAGCAAGTTGACGAAGCTGTTCAGGAATCGCAAGACACAGCGGAGCCTTTACCTGAGAATATTCAAAAAGTTGTTGACTTTATGAATGAAACTGGCGGAAGTCTTCAAGACTATGTAAAGTTAAATACTGATTATTCTGAATTAAACGATACACAGCTAATTAAAGAATATTACGAAACAACAAAACCTCATTTAGATGCAGAAGATATAGCATTGTTAATGGAGGACTTTTCGTATGACGAAGAATTAGACGAACCAAAAGATATAAGAAAAGCAAAAATTGCTTTTAAAGAAGAGGCCGCTAAAGCTAAAAAACATTTAGAAAGCTTAAAGTCTCAATATTACGAAGAAATTAAATCTGGATCTAGATTAAACCCAGATCAACAAAAAGCGGTAGAGTTTTTCAATCGCTATAAAAAAGAAAACGAGGAAGCGCAAAAAGTAGCTGAAAGCCAGAAGTCTATATTTAATAGCAAGACAAATAAGTTGTTTTCTACTAATTTCAAAGGTTTTGATTTTAATGTAGGTGACAAAAAGTATAGGTTTAACGTTAACAATATAGATGAAGTTAGAACAACCCAAAGTGACATTAATAATTTTGTTAAGAAGTTCTTAAATGAAAATAATGAAATGTCAGACGCGGCGGGGTATCACCGTTCTTTATTTACAGCTATGAATGCAGATGCAGTTATAAATCACTTTTATGAGCAAGGCAAAGCCGACGCAATGAAAGATAGTGTGCAAAAAGCCAAGAATATTGATATGGATCCGAGAGGGACTCATGAAAACGTCAAGACTTCAAATGGCTGGACAGTACGAGCTGTGCCTGGCGATTCCGCAACCTCAAGATTAAAGATTAAATCAAAAAGGTAACTAATTAAAAAACAAAATTATGGCCGCAAATGGATCATTTACGGGTAGTCCGCAGGCGTTAGCACATCTAACACCACGACCAACCCAAACTTTGTTTAATGATAACTATTTATCATTAGACGCAATGGACTTTACTCAGCAGTTTTTGCCTGAAGTATACGAAAAAGAAGTAGAGCGTTACGGAAACCGTACAATCTCTGGATTTCTTCGTATGGTTGGAGCAGAAATGCCAATGGCTTCTGATCAAGTAGTATGGTCAGAGCAAGGAAGACTACATATTGCATATGACGACGCTACAATTGCTGGAGCGCCTTCAAGCGTATTGACTATTCCTGGAAATGCTGATAACACTTCTAAAAACCTAATCGGACCTGGAGCCACTATCGTAATTGCAAGTTCTGACGGATTTACTGTTGACAAAGCATATGTAAAAAAGGTAGAGGATAACTCTGGAGGTAACGGTGCAAAAGATATTACTTTTGAATGTTACGGAGCTGGTACTGGTACTACTAATATTGTTGGAGACGGCAACGTTAAAGTATTTGTATATGGCTCTGAATATGGAAAAGGTACATCTAACGCTGGAACTTCTGTTGACGCTTCTTTTGAGCAGTTTAACAACAAGCCAATCATTCTACGTGACAAATACGCTGTAAGCGGATCTGACACTGCGCAGATTGGATGGGTTGAAGTAACTACTGAAGCTGGAACTTCTGGGTACCTATGGTATTTAAAATCTGAGCACGAAGCTCGTATTCGTTTTGAGGATCAACTTGAAATGTCTATGATTGAAGCTGAAAAATCGTTGAACGCTGCAGGCACTGCACTTCGCCCAATTACTCCTGACACATCAAATAACTTTGGTGGGGGTACTGAGCTTACTGGTTCTGACGGTCTTTTTGCCGCTCTTGAATCTAGAGGTCTTGTATATACTGACGCCGATTTTGGCGCAGCTGCAGGTCTTGATGATTTTGACCAAATTCTACAAGAACTTGACAAGCAAGGTGCTATTGAAGAAAACATGCTCTTTTTAGATCGTGGCACTTCATTAGGTATCGACAATATGCTAGCTGCTCAAAATTCTTATGGAACAGGTGGTACTTCTTACGGTGTATTTGAAAACAGCGAAGACATGGCGCTTAATCTAGGATTCTCCGGATTCCGCAGAGGCTCTTATGACTTCTATAAGACTGACTGGAAATACTTAAACGACGCTACAACTCGCGGCTTAGTCGCTGACGTTCAAGGTGTTTTAGTTCCAGCTGGTACTTCAACTGTATACGACCAAACACTAGGTAAGAACATTTCACGTCCATTCCTTCATATTCGTTATCGCGCTTCACAAGCTGACGATAGAAAAATGAAGTCTTGGATCACTGGATCTGTTGGAGGAAACTATACTTCTGACGAAGATGCAATGAATGTACACTTCCTTTCTGAAAGATGTTTGTGTGTGCAAGGTGCTAACAACTTTATCTTATTTAAAGATTTAGCTCCAGCATAAGTTTTATAAGTAAGGACGCCCCGGTGT